TTGATTTTTGCTTGTCCCTGTTCACTTGTAGCCCATTTGTAAGCGAAAAAACCTGACCCTAAAGTTCCAGCAATAAGAACAAAAGAAAGAACGGCTAATCCGTCTAAAATTTTCCTAGCCATGTACTTAATGTCGTTACTTCGCCATAATAAGCGTAACAGCTAATTAAGTCTTGCTACCCGACGAACCGATATGGGCCTATACCCTAAGAATTGCTACCCCTGCTTTAGTTTTGACTTTCGTAATGTCTATTCTTGGATTTATGCCATTAATGCTAATGGGAAAATATATTCAATCAAATCAACCAATACATCAACAACAAATAGACCTAGCTAGACAAGTTCACTAATCTGCTGCTTCTGGCTCATTGCCATCAATCGCTTTCCACTCTAGGTACTCTTGGTAGTCTGTGTTTGCTGGATCGAATGGAATAACTGCATTATCAGTTTTTCTTAAAATCTGATCTGTTCTAACAACACCAAGATTCTTTGTTTTTTTATAAGTCATAATTTAAAGCTCCGAACTAGCAGTCCAATCATAAGTTCCAGCTTGAGAAGCTCCTAAACTTCCATAAGTGACAAAAAATCCTCCATTATTAATATTATCTCCTATTTTACTTCCACCTGTTGATCTATCAGAAAAGGTCATAGTAGGAGTTGCTCGCATTTGAACTTTGAAATCATGCCATCCTCTTGCGTAACCATCGGATGAAGGATATGTTGTTGTTCCGTTAGAATTTCCTCCAGTACCATAATACCTCTGACACCTAGCTAATTCATCACCATACGATCGATGTTCAAAGTCAGTGGCAACGCCTGATCCAGTGCTATCTATTTCTAACTGAACACCTGTTATTTGGAAATAATCATTAACTGCTCCTCCTACACCAAGATTGCTGACATTACGGTCTGTATTATCATTGGCAGTCCAAGTTGAACGGTGTGATCCTCCTGTGTAAGTTGATCCACTATTCAACCACCAACCTAATCTCAATCCAGTACCATTATCATTATTGATAACTCCACTGGTATCACCAGTTATTGAGATTGTTTTCTTTTCCCAAGTGTTAGCAGAGCTAATACTATATTGCGGAGTTACTCGTTTATCACTGTTATCGTATTGTTGTAATTCTAATGTGGCATTTCCTGTTTTATTTGATTTTACCCAAAAGGAAAGAACCATTGCTTTTGCATTGCTAGTACCATAAGCTAATTGTTGTAAATCCTGTGCTTCAATGTGGTGAAAATAAACAGCAGAATCACTTGCATTAGGACTTCCATCTGCTGTAGTACAAAGTGCTTTAAAACTATTGCTAAAACCATCGGGGCCATTGCTTTCTTGAGTAACTGTCCAAGTTCCAAGGTTATTTAATCCAAGCTGTTGTCTATCACAAGTTCTATAAGCAGATAGCGTACATCCTGTAACTGATACGGCCCTTTGAGCAATATTCATGGCTCCGTTTATATTGATTCGTCTGTTGCTTAGATTATTAGTAATCTTTGCCGTACACGTTCCATCGGTTGCCAATTCAATCGCATCAGATAATGCTCCTGTGTGGCGTATGCTATTTACACGTAATTGGCTCATCCTGCTACCTCCAATGCTGTAATTGATGAAGCACACCTTGGAAAATTAGCATTATCTGTATCAGTACCAGTCCTATTGACATAGATATTCCCCCCATTAGTTCCACATCTCATTTGAATTTTATAATTAATTTGACTTGTAGTATTAGGAGAATCTAAAAAAGTACCGTGAACTTGTTTCATTTCAAAGGCTGCGTTATCAGCATCAGCATCTTCAAATCCATAGGTACATCGTTGCCTACTACCAGCAGCATCTCCAACATAAACATCAGCAGCAGTGCTACTTATTGTTCTTACTATCTTTAGATATAATTCACGGGTAGCTGTTCCTTGAGAAACTTTTGCATCCAAGATAATTAGAATTTTATTAGAGGAAGATGCTGGAGTTATGTTTAATGAAAAACCTGTTACATCGACCCAACTCTGAGAGGTATCTGTCCATGTATCTGTTTTAGCTGTTGAAACAACTTGAAGCTGTGCCCCAGATGTTGTTGTTGTTCGGATTGTTCCATCAGCATTACTTGGTAGATATAATGTTCGATCAGAGGCAGGATTCGTTGCAGGAGCTGCGATGCTCACGCTATTTCCTGATGCGTGGGGAAACTTTAATTTACTCATGGTTTGGGATACTTATCTTTGACAGGTTGAACAATGTCTGTCTTCCATTTTGCCAACCCATTATGAAAAATATAATCTAATTGTGATTTCCAGTCAGGATATTCGGCTGCTCTATCTCTTTGATATTTATTATCAGCAAATTCTTTATCTAGTGCTGTTCGTGCAGCATCTATATCAGATTGAACAAGCGTAACTTTTGTACCATCTGCTTTAAATGCTCCTGTGTCATCACTGATTATATCTACTTCTGGGTAAGCTTTTAATATTGCATCGTGATCTAATTTTGCCATTATCCTGATACCTCCATTAGTGTAATCAATGATTTTGCACTTGCAGGTTGAGTTACTATTTTTCCACTATTACTAACTACATAAGATGCATCTTGTGTTTTGTATGTAATAGCTGAGGTTGTACTAGGTGAATCCAAATAAGTTACATTATATACAGCATACATTGAAAATTCACTAGTACCTTCAACATAGTAAAAGAAACCATGTTCACCATTAAGTATATTATATATTACAGTAGAATCTCTAAGAAGTTGAATACTACCCCCTGCATTTGTATTAAGCCTATGCATATGGTAAGGCTGAGATATAGTAATTAAAATTTTATTACTAGAGCTTGAAGGTGTTATAGATCCTGTCAGACCAGTATCAGCATAACTTGTTGTTGTATTAGTGTGTGTACTAGTTGTTGAAGTTTGAATTACTTGAAGAATATGACCCGCAGAACTTAAACCGTTGTTATCAATTACGGCCCGTTGTGTCCCACCTGTAGAAAATTTAATTGCATCTGCATCATATACGATTCCACTATTACTATCCGAGCCACGAACTGACGGACTAGCAGCAGAGCCATCAACGCTTGATATTCCTGTTGTTCCGTCTAGTGTGATTGCCATGTTTAGATATTAGCGGGTAATACGTCGAAATAACAACGTCATTAAACAATAGTCCAAATACATCCTGAAGGAATAGTAACAGTCTTAGATGCGTTGATCGTTATAGGCCCAAAACTACCAGCATTACGAGATGCAGTAATTGAATAGTCATGGGTAACGGCTTGTTGGTTTTCCCAGAAAACAGCGTTGTCACCGCTATCGCCTCCCGTTGCGCCGCCTCCACCTCCTATTTCTCCCCATGCGTCGGTATAGCCTTCAAACTGCCCAAGTGTTGTGTTATAGCGAAACATTCCAGCAGCAGCCGAACCAGGCCGTTGTGCTGTTGTGCCATCAGGTAATTTAATTGCTGTATTACTATCAAAGTCAGCAGTACCAGTAATAGTTGGACTTGCGGCGGGTGCTAATCCAAGGTTTGTACTGGCTAGGGTTCCGATTTCTATCCATGCATTATTAGCAGCATTTCTAATTTTTAATTTTCCTGTATTCGTATCAGCCCATAACATATAGGGATATTTCGTCGTCATCGCTGAGTCAGTTGACCCGCTATTTTGACTAACAGAAGCTAAAAAGGTTGCATCAATATCTGTTCTTACCGCTTGCCCCGTTCCGTTAGGAACTGTGTAATTAGCAACTTGTGACATTTTTACGACTCGACTTTGTAGTGATTATAGTCTATACGCCTAAGCCATAACCGACACTTTGCCAAGTAAAGTTTTTGTTGATTGCGGCTCCTGAACTATTGCGAATGGTGAAAGTGAAGTTTGTTCCTGTCACCGTTGGCCCGTCGATATAATCACCACTTGCAAGATTATTCACCTGAATACCAATAGAAGGAAGATAAGCATTAGCCCCGCCCAAAGAACTAGTTCCTACAAAATAAGGCTTATTAAATGTAATTGTTTTACTTCCAGCCCCACTAGCTACCGCCGTCACGCTTTGTTCAATATGTCTTTGTAACTCTGCTGAATATCCAAGTTGCGTCACTCGTATATTTTCGTCAGTATCGGAGCTACTTAAAACAGCTTTAAATTCAAATCCTCTTGCTTTAAATACACCATTAGCAAATTCACTCCAAGGGTTCCAAGTCGGCGATCCACTGCCAGGATTATCATTTGTTGTTCTGACATACATTTTTGCATCAACGTTATTAACGGCTCCATCCCAATCGCCTCTAGCATCTACATCTGTGATTGAATCAAACTGATCATTAGGCAAGAATCCATCAGTTAAGAAATGACGTTTTAAATCAAGAGAATAAACAGCACCTAAATCAAGTTGATTAGCAAAGTTATATGTTCCACTGCCTTGAATATCACCAATATTATCGAAGTTAACAATTGCGTCCCAATCGGCTTGTGCATCAACGGTTTGACCTTCTAAAGCAATGGCACTATTAGCAGAATCATAATAAACATTAGTTTTCGCACCTGAAAAAGGAGTTGGACTAAGTTGATCTTCTCGTTGTGTAAGAACTGCTAAAGCGTTCCAAATATCAGGTAAATCAACTAAAACCGAGGTTGCATTAGCTGACTGCCTGCCACCATCATCAACGAACTTAACGAATATTTCTCCTTCAACTAAAGGCACAATCGCCTGACTAGCTGCACCGCTAATAGCTGGTATGAGGCTTACACTTTTACTCCAAACACCAGTTCCATCTGTTTTAGAACTATGTCTGATTTCAATTTTTCCAGCTAATTTAACATCAAGCTCTGTTGATTGATCCCAACGTAACCGCCCAGTATTATTGGACATTGGCTCCCAACTTAAATTAGTTACATCAGCAGGTAAAGCAGTTTTTCCTACGGCGTTATAAGAAAGTTCAGCAGGATTAGTAGAAGGTTTTAATGCTGCGTTATATGCAAAGACTCTTGCTTCATATACACCCTCAGTTGTATCAAAGATCTCAAATTCGGTACTTGTAACTGTTGTTTGAATAAAGTTACCACTGCCTTTTCTCCACTGAACACGATATTGAGTAACACCTCTTTGACCTGACCAACTAAATGTAATTTTTACTTTTGCCTGTCCATTAACTTCAATAATCTGTTCTGTTGCTGCAAGGTTAGAGGGAGCATTAGGAATTTCATTTAATATTGATACTGTTCGAGTTGCTAAAGGCGTTCCATCTTCTATATAAGAAAATTTAGTAGCGTTATAAGCAAGTGCCGAAATAGAATAATTACTTCCATCTTCTGCTATACCTACAACTCTCCATTGAGATGTTTCTACGGTGTCATTGGAAATCACCCAAACAGAATTAGCATTAGGAGCCGAACTAAAGGCCGAACTAACAGTAATAACTGCACCAGATATTCCGCTTATTGTTTTTGTCTCAAGTGATCCATCAGCAAGAACAACAGAAAGAGTTGCATTATTCGTTGCATCTAAATCTGTTTGATCTTCATTATCAACTGTGACCGTTGTGGTAGTTGCTGCACTTATACGACCACCACGACGAACACCTGAACGCATAGGATCAGCAACGTCTATTACATCACCAGGAGAAACACAAACACCTGCATCTATTGATGTTGTGAAATTTACAACGTCTGCTTCATGGTAAAGGGTATATAACATCCACTTACCTAATCTTCTTGCGGCCCCTCTTGACGTACAGCCAACTGCTTTTACATTTTTTTGAATAATTCCGTACTTTGCTTGCATTGAAGTATCAGAAACTTCCTCCCAATCAATCTCTTGAGTTTCATTATCAAAATAAGAAACATTTATTTGAGTTGCTCTTGTTTTAATGCTACTTCCTGTATAAGTAAAACCACCTTCTGCGACATTAGCAAGTGTAAATAAATAAGAGCTATCTTTAGGCTTGTCTTGTGAAATAGTAAGCGTACCTACTGACCAATAGGGCATGCAACGCATAGAAGAACATATATCATTAATCAACTTATAAGGAGAAGTTTGCTGTTGAATAGAACCATTAAATGCAAACCTTGGCTCTGTTCCTCCTAAGCCATTATTGATTTGTTCATTATTATATTGACTAACAGAATAGAAGGTAAATTTATCTAATTGTGACTCAGATATATGAGAACCTAGTCCGTATCTTTCATTAATTAAAAGGTCATAAAGTATCCATGAAGGACACGAAGTTGAAACTTTTGTTGCACTAAAACTACCATTCCAAGAACCACTATAAGTTAAAGAACCATCACTCTGAAGCGTTGCATTACTTGGAATCTTAACCTTAATTCCTCGCACTTTAAACATGCGATTTGGGATTGAAGGAAATTGTTCGGCGTCAAATCTAAGTGCAGTATGAGCCGTATTTACATAAGGTCGATTTTGCCAATAAATCTCTGTGTACGAAGTCCATGAAAACTCATCATGCTTTTTAGGATCGGTACTATCTGCGGCTGTTCTTTTTACTGTGACCGTTAAAGGATGAACAAGGGGACTACCATTAAAACTAATTAAATAATCTTTGAAATAAGCATCAGCACTTTTACCTGAAATCGCATTATCATTTATTGGCGTAGTAACTGTTCCATTTGCATCTGTAATTTGAATTGTGACGTAAGTGGTCACACCTGATGTGCTTCCATCATCTTCAAACTTTTGAAGCCTTGGACAGCCAATTGTTACCCTTACAGCTTCAATTCCATTTGTTAAAGTTCTACTAACAGGAGAAGAATAAGTAACAGCTACACCAACAGGTTTCTCGGTTTCAACTCCACTAATTCCTGTAATAGATGTTTGATTAGCAGTACCAAAACGTGCATCAAACTCTACATCTTGAAAGTTGTAATCTGTATTTTGCAAACTCGTTATATTTGCTGTTTGCTTAATAACTTGAGTTTTATTTAAGTAAACATCTTTTAATGCTGCATTTAGATAATTAGTTGTTCCTTGTGTGTAACCATCAGCAGAAGGAAAACCACCAATTTCACCCTCTCCAAGAACATCAATTAGAGTCGAGAATTGCTTACTACCTAGAACATCACTAGGTAGCGTTGGATCAGTTAAAGTTGTTGACTGATTTAAATTATTGATTGCCATTAAGCAGTACCTTTGACTTGTGCAGTATCAACACCATTGCTGACAACTACAGAACCGATAAATACCTCATGTCCATAAACTAGAGATAATGGAATACCAGCCCTACTGACGTTTTGTACTCCGCTAAAAGAAAAGTTACTTTGAGGATCTATTTCACCAGCCCCTTCAGGGTATTCAGGTTGTGGCGAAAGCATCTGAATTACACCACTTAACATCAAAGAAACACCAATACCCAGTGCTATAGAACCTGTAGCAAGTGTGCCAGCCCCAATTGTAAGAACTGGAAAGGCAGCAGGGACAAAAATTACGGCAGCAACAATTAATGCACCAGCAATAAACTTTCCTATTCCAGAACTGAAAAACTTTTTCGCACCGATAGCGATAGGAATAATTGATATTTCTTGCCCTATCGGATCATATATTTCGTCTTCTCCTATCTCATACCCACCTGCCTTGACTTTATAGAACTGATCAATCATGTGTTTCTTTACATGAGGCCAATTAGCTACTAAAAATCGACCAACTTCTGCTGTTGAATTAACATCAGCCCAATAAACGCCGTTTTCCCAACCAAGTAGTTTTCTAAGTTTTCCGTAAACTTTTATCTTACGCAACATAGCGATACCTCCGAAAAGTAGCATTAATCAAAGCCTGATTATACAAATCACGGCTGCTAAGTCTTTTGTGTGCATGATGGATAATCATTTGCTCGCCTATGTAGACAGAAACGTGATCAGGATCGGGGCCGACAAATTTCATTAACAATAAATCTCCAACTTGCATTTCATCTTCTACTATCTTAAAGCCACTTTTGGGAATTATCCTTTCAAAAATTCCATTAGTTAAAATTTCTTCTGAGTCCTTTGGTCTAGGCCAGTTTTTAACAGTTAAACCTTTCTCAGCAAACCAATCAATTACTAAAGTCCAACAATCACTGGTTCCCCATTTCCAACTTCTACCGATTAAAGGTTGTTTATATCCAGTTGGCTCCATGTAATGCCATTCTTTTGTATTTGGATTGACGATATAAAAAGGTATGTCTAAATAATCACAAGTGTTCAAATCAGTTTGACTTGGTTTAGGCGAACAATTTGGATGTGAGTGGAAAACACCAATTAATTCACCAGTGTCTTCTGCCTTCATCCAATCATCAGGACAGAGAACAAATTCATTTTCTGTATCTTCAGCTAAATTTTTACAAGGAAAATATTTTTCTCTTCCTTTAACAACACAAACCAACCCACAAACTTCTTGATCAGAAGACTTTGCATGTTTAAGAGCAGCATCTTTCCAATTCATCCTACAAACGTACCAACACCAGGAAAATCGGCCCTTGTAATCAATCGTTTAGGTGGTTTAGGGCCATTAGATAAGTCGAAAGCACTAGCACATTCCCATTCGACAATATCTCTTGATTCTGTTGATTTTCGATCTAAATAAAAAATTTCTTGAGGTAGTTCTGAAGTTGGATCAGGCGTACCAAATGGGTTGGTTCCTGTACTCCAGTTAGCAGCATCAAGGTATCTAGCAAGTGTCCTAATTCGAGTTAATTTGCTACCGCATAAATCAACATTCGGAGTAACTTTATTGGTGTCTAACATCACCGCCGTTAAGGTTCCCAATATGTTGCTGACAGTAAATTTCGGTCTAGGCAATTTACCTTTTCCACTTTTTTCAAAGCCAGATGCCTGAATAGGGAAACGAATATAAGAATTACCTGCCCATATCACCTCACCATTGTTATTAGGACTAGAGCCATTATGAAATCTATGAACTGTTGAACTACCATGCAAAGTTGCATCAAGCGTTAATGTGAATAGTTCAATAACAGAACTAGGACTGATTTTTTGTAGCTCAGAAACAGGAACAGCCATTAGGGTTCAAATACCTCCTCAAATGTTGCTCTAACTGTATTTTTATTGTAATTAGGCATCTGAACAGTCCATTTCGAGCAAATAAATTTAGCTGCACTACCTCTTGGCGGTGTCCAGTCAAATGATTCAGTACCTTTTCTTGCTTCTAAGAAAGCGAGGATATTATCTCTTTCAGTATCAGTGCGATTAGAAAAAGTAAGTACCCAATTTTTAGGATCACGTTGAAGGCCAAACTGTATTGATTGACGATAACCATCACCGAATGAAGTTGTTCTGACCTTTGGTTCGCTTTGCTCAGTAGCAGGGAAGCTAGGTGTGTATGTAAAAGTTGCCATGTTTAAGACTGATTAAGAAGACCACCTGGCCTTGATTGTTCGATTAACTGACCTTGAACAGCAATAGCTATTAACTGTCCAAGTTGACGACCAGCATCTTCATCACCTTGAACATCAGAGCCAGAAGCATCAACATTAACAACTACTGAAGTACCACCACCACCACCACCGCTACTTTCTACACCCAAACGACCACCTTTACCACGACGTAATGGGAGTATCGCCTCTTCACCTGCCTCGCCAGCCAACGCAGCTCCATTCTTTAGAGGAAAGATTGTAGGCCGATCAATTATTCCACCCTTAGCGAAAGGAACTATTTTGTTAGAAGCAAAAACGTTTCCTTTTGCACTTGGGAAGATTGCACCAAGTATAGGCTTAAGGATTTGTTGTCTAATAACAATTCGAGCCATATCAGCAAGAATTGAACGAGCAAGATCTTTAAAGGCTAGTTTTCCAGTGGTAACAAAATTCACTAAAGTATCTTCTAATCCTTGAAGAGCGTTACCAACTGCTTCTTTCATTTCTTTAGCAACATCACCTAAACCTTTTACATATTCCTCAACACCGCTTCTAACACCACCCCATGCTTTTTGCATCTCAGTTAATTTAGTTTTAGCTGTATTGGCTGCAAGTGATGTAGCAGTATCTGTATCTTTTATCTTTTTCTCTAACGCTGCAATTTTATTTGTTAGAGCTTGGACAAAGCCTTTCGTACCTTCAAAGCCAGCAGTACCTTCTAACCCTCTATTAAGAAATGGAATTTTCTTAAGAGCTGTATCTACTTTCTCCTGTTCAGTTAATATTGATTGCCAGAAATTCAATTGTTTTTTCAAATTTGCAAGTTTATTTTCATCTCCAATACCAAATAATTTATTCATGGCTGTAATAACTTTGTTAATTTCTTCTACTGCATCAGCCGCAAAAGTTTGAAATTCTGCTCCCATAGGACGTAACATTTTTCCTAACTCATCTTTCATTTCACTCATTGCAGTTGCTAATCTATCCCCTGCCGCTTCTGGCCCTTTAGCAAGTATTTCAGCATTTTTACCATATTTTTTAAATAAAGTATCTGAGAATTTCATAAAGTCGTCTAACGTCACCTTGCCTTGCTCTAACGCCTTATCCAACTCGTCGGGCCTTATGTCCATTGACTCCGCAAAAATGGTAAAAGCGCCAGCAAGTCTTTCCCCAAGTTGCTGTCGCAATTCTTCCGCAGATACCTTGCCCTTACTGAAGACTTGAGAAACCGCAGTCATCGCAGATTTCATATCTTCTAGGCTTCCACCAGTACCACGAATACCAGAAGCTATAGATAAAAATACCTTTTCAGCATCACTTACACTTTTACCAGCACCTTTAACAGAAGCGGTTAAAGCAGTAAACTGTCTTACTATTATGTCTTGAGGAATAGCTAATTTTCTACTTGTCTTTTGAAGGAAATCTTGTGCTTTGTTGTATTTAATTGTATCTGCAATAACTAATCTAAGTGCTTTTCTCTGTAAACCTAAAGCTGCACTGTATTCAGCCGTAGAAGAAATAGCTACCCTTACTTGTTTTACCTGCGCTCCAATTGCACCACCAGCCAAAGCACCACCTGGGCCACCAATAATTCCACCAATAGCTGCACCAGCCGCACCTTCAGGGCCACCAAAGACACCAGCACCCGCAACGGCTCCTAATGTTTTTGCAGTACGACCAAAGCGACCAGAAGCACCTTTACCACTAGTACCTGATTTCGCTAATGCTGCTTCTGCTTTATTTATATCTCTAGTAAGTTGTTTATATCTTTTGCCTGTTAATGAAACATTTGCTCTTAAATCAGTTAAAACACTAATTTGCGACCTTAATTCATTTTCTGTTCTATCACTAACATTGCCTAATAGTGTTGTGGCTTTGCGTAATTGATCTATATCTGCTGATGCTGGTTTAACTACTCCTTTAATTTGTCTTATGGCATTTTTTAATTTGCCAATCTCTTCCATTCCATCAACTGTGGCTCTAATCCTCGCTCGTAGTTCGTCAGCCATATATCTACTCCTTCTCGTTAAGTAGCTTTAAGGCAGAAGCTTCCATAATTTGAATACCTTCTAGCATTGCTACATGATCTTTTACTGAGTATAAACGGCAAAGCCACTCAAGCACCTCATATTTAATACCAATAAATCCTCCCATTGTTGTATTCCACTGTGTTTGTAGTCTTATAAACATCATAACTACTTCCCAGTTGTCTTCCCATACTTCAAAAGCAGGTTCCTCTTTCTGTTTAGGCATTGAAATACCTAATACAGCAGCATCATCATAAGTATCATCCTGGCTGCCTCCGTTGACCCAATACTCAGCAGCCTCTTTTAGTTTTTTGCCTTTGCGCCCTCTAATGATTCAAGCAATGCTGTAATAACAGCTTTTGCCCAGTAAGGATCATCAATAAATTCAGCTTTATTCTTTTTATTACATGGAATAGTAGAACCATCCTCTTCTTCTATTCCTTCCCAATCAAGTAAACAAGCATCTATTAGATCAGCATCACCTGAATCTGCAAGTTCATTAATTGTTGATCGTTTTAAACGATTGAAAACAGCATCAAATGTTTCAATATCAAATTTACCTGCTGATTCAGCAGATGGAGACTCAACTTTTACAGGCCACTTATAGGAAGCGACCTTTTTACGAACAAAAGCCATGCGGTGTTATAGCTACTACGCAACAATAACGCTAAAACTAACAGAAAGTAAGCTTTACCTCATCATTTCCACTTGCACTAGGAGTTGGTACGAATGGAAGATTCAGCATTTGTATTCCTTGATCGTCGGAATATGTTGGGTTTCCAATGTCACAAACAGGAGCCAGAACAGAAACGATATTGCCTGCTGTAGTTCCATGTTGGAAGCAGATCTTACCTGTTGTATCAGCGTTAGCGATAGTAAAGAAGTCTTTCTGAGCGATTGTAGGAGCTTCTATAACGGCTGTTCCACTAGGTGCCCTGTTAGTCATCAATACACTCTTGTCTGACCCTACAAGCTCTCTGTAAACAATCTCATTAGCCATATCAAGACTTAAGGAAGAAATAGCTGCACTGTCATAATCCATCAAGGAAACAGCAACCGTATTTCCAGCCTTAAATAGAACTGGTGTTGTCTGATTTGAATAAGTAGTTGAAGGTAAAGCTGTATCAGTTGGAGCGTTATAAATTCCAGTCATAGAGAAGTTAAAAACTGGTATGGCTCCCACTTCTAAATTCAATGAAACAGAACCCCTACAACCTGTTGCTTTGTGTAGAACACCTGAGTTATTGAAGTAAATTGTGGTTGATTCAAATGAGCTTGATTTTGGCAAATAGCCAACATTTGCAGCGATTGAATACCCAGAACCAGTACCAGGAACGAATGTTGCTGTGCCTGCTTTTACTGTTGCTACTTTTGATGTTCCGTTGTAGTCAACTATTAGACCTTTATGACCATTACCTGTTCCTGAAGTAAG